CCCCTCGGCACCGTAACGGCCGAGGGGCGCACCCATGCTTGGGCGTCATCTCGTTGAGAGGGTGGCCTACGTCTGGTCCTGCGCGAACCTGAAAGGCATGGTGACCGCGCGGAGGTCGTCGGGACGTGCCGTCAGGCGTACACGCATCCCTCTGTCCCCGGTCACCACGACGACCCGCCGTCCGGTCACCCGCCGCAGAAACACGGCCCGATCGATGGTCTCCGCGTCTGGGTTCGTGAGTCTCTGGTGATCGGGTGGATCCCTCAGATACTCCACAGTGACGCCATCCCGTAGGACCGCGCGCCCGTCGCGCTCAATTTCGTCCTGCCGTTCATCGAGGGGCATGAACGCCCCTCGCGCTCGGTCTATCAGCTTCGGACTTCCCAAATACTTCTTGTTGTCTAGTTCGTCGAGCACCACGAGGGGAATCACAATCCTCACCGTCTCGCGAGAGCCGATGACCTCCCTCCACGGCACCTTGTCGATTCGCTGATGGTGCAGCATTATGTTCGTGTCAAGCATTACCAGGTCGCCAGGAGGATCGCGGAGTACCAGGAACTCCTTCATCGCATCCGCCAAAGCTGTGAGACGCTCGCCCTGGTGACTCATCTCGGCGCCGATCACCATTGCCTTCATGTGGGTGATGCTCTGGCTCGCGAGCTGCCAATATCGGCGAGTCAAGAGGCCGCCAATGACGTCGGGGTCGACGAAGATGCTGCGAAGCACTACTTCGCAGGTGTTTGCCCATCGCATATAGGCAGACCATCCCTGGTCGTTCTCGGGTCCTGACATTGCATTCAAGACGCCGTTGCACTGGGCCGCCGCTTCCCTGACCTTGGCGATCGAATCCTCAAGGGAGGGCCCTTCTCGTAGTCGCATCGCCCCACTATGCCCTCCCGCCACGGACGGGTGGCCCCCTCGGCGCGGCGCGCCGAGGTTGTGGGATGTCGACAAGTGGCACAACGTGCCACGGCTACCGTCCGCGCCGTGCGCTCCCTGATCGGTGGTCTGCGCGGTGCCCGCGCCAAGCCGCCGATCCCGTACGTCCCGAACCGGCCCGGCACCGTGGTCCGTGCCACCGGTGGCGCCGGGAACGTTGGCCCGCCGACCGAGCAGCACCTCGCCGTCATGGGGTCGGTCAGCACCCTGTCCGCGATCGTCGGGCGGACCAGCGAGGCCACCGCCGGGGTGAACTGGCACCTCTACAAGACGGCACCCCCAGGGACGCCGCCGGAGCACCGCGTCGAGGTCACCTCCCACGCGGCCCTCGACCTGTGGAACGGCCCGAACGACTTCTTCACCCGCCAGGAGCTCGTCGAGACCGGGCAGCAGCACTACGAGCTGACCGGCGAGGAGTGGTGGGTCGTCGTCAAGGCAGGCTCCCTGCCGTTGGAGTTGTGGCCGGTCCGCCCGGACCGGATGCGCCCGGTCCCGTCGACGGACAAGTTCATCGCGGGGTACATCTACCGGTCCCCGGACGGCGACGAGATCCCCCTGGACGTCGGGGAGGTCATCTTCATCCGCCGCCCCAACCCGCTGGACATCTACCGCGGCCTCGGCGTCGTGCAGTCCCTGCTCGTCGACCTGGACAGCGCGCGGTTCACCGCGGAATGGAACAGGAACTTCTTCCTGAACTCCGCGGAGCCGGGCGGGATCATCCAGGTCGACAAGCGCCTGAGCGACGACGAGTACACCGAGATGGTCCAGCGGTGGCGTGAGCAGCACCAGGGCGTCGCGCAGGCCCACCGGGTCGCGGTCCTGGAGCAGGGCCAGTGGATCGACCGAAAATTCAGCATCAAGGACATGCAGTTCCCGGAGCTGCGAGAACTCACCTCCGAGATCATCCGGGAGGGGTTCGGGTTCCCGAAACCCCTGCTCGGCACCGTCACGGACGTCAACAGGGCCAACGCGGAGGCCGCGGAGGTGATGTTCGGGCGGTGGCTGCTCGTGCCCCGGCTGGAGCGCATCAAGCAGGCGTTGAACCACGACCTGCTCCCGATGTACGGGCGGACCGCGGTCGGCCTGGAGTTCGACTACGACTCCCCGGTGCCCGAGGATGCCGCGCTCGCCGTGTCCCAACTGACCGCGAAGACGCAGGCGTACGTGCTGCTCACCTCCCAGGGCGGGGTGACGCCGGCGTCGGCGTCCGAGGTGTGCGGGTTGCCGCCGCTGGAGCACGAGGAGCCCGCACCGGTGCCCGCGCAGCTTGCCGCCGCCGGCCCGGTCCCTTCCGACGACGAGCCCGAGGACCAGCAGCCCGCCGACGACGACGAGCCGGACGACGGGAAGGGCCAGGGCAAGGCCGCCGACCGAGCGGCGGCGCTCGTGCACGCCGCGGTCGAAGCGACCGCGCGGCGGCTCCTCGTCGACGCCCTCGAGGAGCAGGCGGCCCGGCCGGTCGCGGAGCTGCCGCCGCCGGCGGCGCCGACCCCACCGGACGACGGGACCCCGGCGACCCTCCCGGACGGCGCCGGCCCGGACATGGCCCCGGTGCAGGCGGCGTGGCGGGCGGCGCTCGCGGTGGCGGTCGCCGGGTGGCTGGTCGCGGTGCTCGGCGACGATGACGCCCGTTCCCGGGCCCGGCACGGTGTCGGGGGGCTCGCGGGTCGGCTGGTGGAGCAGGTCCGTGACGCCGTCCACGGCCGGGACCTGCTGGCGCTGACCCGGCTGACCGTGGACGTGTCCGTGGCCGGCGACGCTCTCGGGGACCAGCTGGTCGACGTCGCGGAGGCCGCGGCCCGGCACGTCGTCTCCGAGGCCTCCGCGCAGGGCATCACGGTAAGCCCGGGGCCGGTGGACCGGCAGGCGCTGCGCGCGACCGGGCGCCTGGCCGCCGCGACGCTGGGGGACGGGCTGCGGATCAGCGCTGCCCGGGAGGCGGCCCGCGTCTGGGGGCCCGGCGTGCCCGCCGACGCGGTCGCCGCCCAGGTCGCGGACGCGCTCGCCACCCTCACGCCCGCGCAGCCTGAGCTGGTCCTCGGCGGGGCGCTCACCGCGGCGGAGGCCGCTGGCCGGGAGGCGACCATGCTCTCCGGCCCGTCCGCTGCGCTGTACGCCAGCGAGGTCAACGACTCGTCCAGGTGCAGCCGCTGCGCCGCCGTCGACGGGAAATGGGTCGGGAACAGCGACGACCCCGCCCGGCCGTGGCGCGCCCTGTATCCGGTGCGGGGCTACGTGGCTTGCCTGGGCCGGGACCGGTGCCGGGGCGGGCTGGTCGCGATCTGGCGGGGCGGCTCGGACTGGACGAAGTGGGTCGAAGGACAGCCCGTGGAGAGGGGAGCCGCGTGAACGGCAAGGAGGGCCGGGTCGTGCCGACCGGGCTGCGGGCGGTCGCGTGGCCGGATGGTGTGCTGCGCGCGCACCGGCCCGGCCCGGACGCTCGGGCGCCGCTGGCCCGCGCTGGGCGGTCGGCGGACCGGGAGCCGTGGGAGATCCGCAACGCGGCCGGTGACGGTGGCGGTGCGGCGGAGCTGTGGCTGTACGAGGAGATCGGCGGGTGGGGGATCTGGGCGGAGGACGTTGCGGGTGCGCTCGCGCGGATCTCGGCGTCGCAGATCACGGTGCGGGTGAACTCGCCGGGCGGGGACGTCTTCGACGGAATCGCGATCATGAATGCGTTGATCGCGCACCCCGCGAAGGTCACCGTGATGGTCGACGGGCTCGCCGCGTCCATCGCGTCGGTCATCACCCTCGCCGGGGACAAGGTGGTGATGGGCCACTCCGCCCAGATGATGATTCACAACGCCAGCACGCTCACGTGGGGTGAAGCCGGGGACCTGCGGAAGACCGCCGACCTCCTCGACCAGGTGTCCGGCGTCATCGCGCAGGCGTACGCCGATCGGTGCGGCACCCCTGTCGAAGAGTGGGCCGCCCGGATGAACGCCGAGACGTGGCTCACCGCGCAGGACTGCGTGCGCCTTGGCCTCGCCGACGAGGTCGCCGCCCTGCCGTCCCGCGGCGACGGCGCCGAGGCTGGCGTCGACCCCGACCCGGACAACCAGGCCACCGCCCGGCCGGCCGCCGAGCCACCGGTCACGCTGCGGCCCGCGGCCCGCTTGGAGGACGCCGGCACCGACACCGGGGACATCAGCGTGCCCGTCGACGCGTCCACTGGCAGCGCATCCACACCTGTTGATGGCGTTGTGGACGAGGTGCCCGTCACCAACCCCGACGGCGACCAGCCCGACGAGGGCTCGGCCACCGCAGACGCCGCGGGCGGCGTCGACGTCCCGCTCGTCGGGCAGATCATGGGCTGGGCGCTCGCCGTCGACCAGCACGTCGACCGGCTCATCGCCGAGTGCGCCCTCGCGCTCGGCGTCGACAACCCCGACGTCGACAACGACGGCGACCCGCCGCCGCTGCCGCCCGGGCCCGCGGGGATCGCCTACGCGCTGGGCATCCTCACCGCCATCGACACCGTCGTGGACGGTGGGCAGGTCGTCCTCGCGGAGGCCCTGGGGATCTGCAACCCCGACCCCGACGCGGACACCGACGAGCCCGACGGCCCGGACATGCACGCCGAGCCGCTCGTGCCCGCCCCCGCGGCCCCCGTCGACGACGCGCTGCCCGCACCCACCGACTCCCCGGACGCCGGGGCCGAGCCAGTCCACGACACGTGGGCCGGGCTCACCGCGCAGTTCACCACCCCCACCCTGCCGGACCCGGACGACCCGTTCGCCGGCCTGAGAGGAGCTTGGACGTGACGACCGCCCCGCCGATCCCCAAGAACGCCGACGAGCTCGCCGAGATGATCGGCGACAAGAACCGGATGAAGGACGTCCTCGCGACGCCCGAAGCCTTCCGCAACTGGGTGGAGGGCTACGCCAAGGCCGCCCAGGGCGAGGGCACCGAGCTGGCCCGCCTCGTGGACACCGAGGTCCAGCGGCAGATGGTGCTGTTCCTGAAGGGCGCCAAGGACGCGGACGGCGCGCGCATCCCCGGCCTGGACGGGACGCCGCGGGCCGCGGACCTGCGGCGCCTGAACCTCGGCCCGGGCCGCCAGCCAGCCGGGTACATGACCAGCCACCGGCAGGCCACGGCGCACAACCCGAAGGCGATGGGCGCCCTCATCGACGGGGACTTCGAGGGCGCCGCGGACTTCTTCCGCGGGGCGTGGCACGCCAACCCGGACCCGCAGGCGCGGGCCCGGATGGACGCCGCCCAGACGAAGATCCGCAACGCGTACAGCTCGGTCGTCCCGTCCGACGGCGGGTTCCTCGTCCCCGAGGCGTTCCGCAGCCAGCTGCTCGCGATCGCGCTGGAGATGGCCGTCGTCCGGCCCCGGGCCACCGTCGTGCCGCTCGAGGTCCCGCGGGTCTCCTTCCCGATGATCGACCAGACGACCCACGCCGGATCGGTGTACGGCGGGATGGTCGGCTACTGGGGCGAGGAGAGCAGCACCCTCACCGACACCAACGCGAAGTTCGCGCGGGTCACCCTCGACGCGAAGAAGCTGACCGGTTACAGCGCGGTCCCGAACGAGCTGCTCGCCGACAGCATGGTCTCGTTCGCCGCGATGATCGAGCGGCTGTGGCCCGAGGCGATCGCCTTCTTCGAGGACCTGGCGTTCATCGGCGGCAGCGGGGTGGGGGAGCCCAAGGGGTTCCTCGGCACCGAGGCGTCCGCCATCGTCCTGGCCGAGACGGGGCAGGCCAGCGCGACGATCCTCGCGGAGAACATCGACAAGATGTACTCCCGGATGCTCCCTGCATCGCTGCCGCGGGCCATCTGGATCGTCTCGCCGGACGTCCTCCCGCAGTTGTTCAGCATGGCCCGGTCCGTCGGTACCGGCGGTTCCGCGGTCATGGTCACGAACATGGAGTCGGCGGCGCCCGGCTCGATCTACGGCCGCCCGATCGTCGTCAGCGAGAAGGCGAAGGGTCTCGGCCAGCAGGGCGACATCGCGTTCGTCGACCTCAGCTACTACCTGGTCGGTGACCGGCAGGTCATGACGGCCGCGTCGTCCACGGACTACCTGTTCCGGTCCGACCAGACGGCGTTCCGGATCATCCAGCGCGTCGACGGCCGCCCCTGGATCCAGTCGCCCCTCACGCCCGCGAACGGCGGGAGCACCCTCTCGCCGATCGTCGAGCTCGCCGCCCGCCCCTGACCGGTGCTGGCCCGGCCCCACGTGGCCCGGGGCCGGGCCGCACCACCCTCCACCCCTCGTCTCTGCTCTCGAAGGGAGCAACCCCTCATGGCCCAGGAGGCACTCGGGCGGCTGCTGGACGTCGCGCTCGGCGCGGCGCCCGTCGACCTGTCCGCCGCCGCCACCACCGGGAAGCGCGTCAGCCTGCGCAACGCGGCCGGTGTCACGATCATCGTCGCCAAGGGCGCCGGTGCAGCGTCCGGTGAGAACCCGACCTTCACGCTGCGGCAGCACACCGCGGCGTCCGGCGGCACCAGCCAGGCGCTGGCGAGCATCGACCACTACTACCTGAAGTCCGCGGCCACGCTCGCGGGCACCGAGCAGTGGGTCCGCGTCGCGCAGGCCGCCGCCTCGACCATCGCCGACCCCGGCGCCGCGACCACGTCCGGCGCGTCGCAGCAGCTCCTCGCCATCGAGGTCGACGCCCGCAGCCTCGCCGACGGCTTCAGGTACGTGTCTCTCGACGTCTCCGACGTCGGGTCGACCGCGCAGCTCGCGGTCGTCCTGTACGTGCTCCGGGACCTGGTCGTGCAGCGGGCCCCGGACAAGCTGGTCGCGGCCCTGTCGTGACCGTCCCTGCGTGCACGGCGTGCGGGTCGGTGGCCTGCGCGCAGCAGTCCCCGGCCCGCTGCCGGCACACCCGTGCCCTGCGCCCGAACCCTGCGCGGGACACGGCCCCACCTCCGACCACGACCGCGGCCACCCGCACGGGCGGACGCAGGAAGGCGACGCTCTGATGGGCGCTCTCATCCACGCGGACCAGCTGCGGCTGATCCGCTACGGCCTCAAGGTGTCCCGGGCGGCCAAGGTGCTGCCCGCGGGTGCGACCGAGTCCATCTTCACCGTCACCGGGGGCCGTGTCCGTGTCACGGGTCTCGTCGGCCAGGTCACCACGGCAGCGGACGCCACGGTGACGAACCTGAGCATCGTGTCAACCCCCGCTGCGGGTGCCGCGCTCACGCTCGCCAGCGTGGTCGCGATCGCCTCGACGGCGATGAACTCCGTCATCTCGCTGCCTGCCACCCTCGGCAGCGCCCTGGGCGTCACGGCTCCGGGCGGTGGGCAGTCGCCCCTCTACGAGCTGATCATCCCGCCCGGGAGCATCCAGATCGTCACGAGCGCGGCGAACGCCGGCGCGGCGAAGTGGGACCTGACGTACGTGCCGTTCGACGACGCCGGATCGGTGGCGGCGGCCTGATGGTGCTGTGGCTGTGCTCGGCCTGCACGGCGGGCTACGCCGTCGGGCTGGCCGCGTGCCCGCAGTGCGGGTCGACCGACCACGTGGAGGAGGGACAGGACATGCCGAAGATCACCGTGCACGGGGGGCCGACGAACGCCGCCGACCCCGACACCATGCCGCCTGCCGACGAGCAGGAGACGGCGCTCGCCGTCGACGAGACGGCGCCCGGCCCGGCCGACGCCGGGAGCGAGGACACCGCGGACCTGGACCTGGGGGAGCACGCGGAGAAGACGGCCCGCCGGCGCGCACGGGGGGCGTCGGCGGGCACCTGACCCGAGCGGTGAGGAGAACACCGCGAAGGGGCCGCGGGCCCGGGACTGGACGCGAGCCGGTCCCAGGCCCGCACCACACGTGCCACAAAGTTCCACAACAGGCACGCCACAACGTCGGCAGGTTGTGCCAACGCCGTCCGTATCGTCTGCGCCAGCACCAGACCCCTCGGGGGCCCGGTGCTGGCTGGGGTCATCCCGTAGAAAGCAACCGAGGAGACGCTGTGCCGCGCACGCGACCGCGCTCGCAAGCCCGCACGCCGGGCAGCGCCGTCACGCGCCCGGACGGCGTCCGAGGGGCTGCGTGATGGCGACCGACCCGCAGCAGTCTGACCCGCGCGGGTCCGCGTACACGCTCCTCGGGATCGTCCGGGAGAACCGGCAGGTCGCCGCGAAGTACAAGGCGATGCGGCCCGTGCACTGCCCGAAGGACGGGACCCTGCTCATCACCCACCCGCGGGGCGTGTCGATCCTGCACTGCCCGTTCTGCGGGTACGAACCCACCGCCGGGGACCACCCGTGACCGGCGCCGGCGACCCCCGCGTCGCCTACTGCACGGTCGAGGACGTCGCATCCGCTCTCGACCTGGCCCCGGGCGCTCGCCGGTGGCGGCAGATCGCCCGGACCGTCCTTGCGTCCTCCACGGACATCGAGGGCCTCCTCAACCGGCGCTTCTACCCGTACACCGACGTCCGCTACTTCGACTGGCCGCTGAACGGCCAGCACGCCGTCCCCTGGCGGGTGTGGCTCGACCAGCACGAGGTCCTGTCCGTCGACCGGATCGTCACCGGCGGGGTCACCCTCCAGCCGGGCACCCACTTCATCCTCCGCCCGGAGAACACCGGCCCGCCGTTCTCGCACGTGGAGATCCGCCTCGACTCCGGCGCGATGTGGGCGACCGGCGCGAACACCTGGCAGCAGGCCATCGCCGTGCACGGGGTGTTCGGTGGCTGCGGGGACACCGAACCCGTCGCTGAGCTCGCCGCCCCCGTCGACACGACCACAGGCGCCGTGACGGTGACGGACTCCTCGACCGTGGGAACCCTCGACACCCTGCTCGTCGGCGACGAGTGGATGACCGTGAACCGCCGGTCGATGACCGGCACCGGCGCGACCCTCACCGCCGACGCCACCGCGTCCCCCGGCGGGACCGTGCTGGCGCTGTCGGACGGCGCGCTCGTCCACCCCGACGAGGTCCTCCTCATCGGAGGGGAACGCGTCCAGGTCCTCGACGTCGCCGGCGACACCGCGGTGGTGAAGCGCGCCGTCGACGGGTCCGTCCTCGCCGCCCACCCCGCCGGGACCGCCGTCTACGCGCCGCGCGCGCTCGCCGTCACCCGCGGGGTCCTCGGCTCTACCGCGGCCGGCCACCAGCAGGGTGACGCCGCGGCCCGGCTCGCGCCGCCCGAGGCGATCCGGACCCTGGCCATCGCCGAGTCCATCCACGTCGTCCAGCAGGACTCGATCGGCTGGAGCACCAGCAAGGGCGAAGAGGGCCGCGTCACCCAGTTCAGGGACCTCAACGACCTCCGGAACGCCGCCTACACCCGGTGGGCGCGGCAGTCCCGGATCAGGGCGGTGTGACCGTGGCGTACGGGCTGCACGAACAGGGGCCGTTCTTCGACGGCGTCTTCGACACCGCGGTGCCACGGATCGTCCAGGAGATCGAGGACGAGGTCGCGCAGCAGGCGAACGCCGACGTCCACCATTGGATGAACGTGTTCTTCCGCCACCCGACGCCCTACTACGAGACCCAGGTCGTCACCCAGCGCAGCTCGGAAGGGACCGTCGTCACCGACCAAGGCGTCATCTACGGGCCCTGGCTCAACGGCACCGGCAGCCGGAACGAGACGACCCGGTTCAAGGGGTACCCGCACTGGCGGCTCGCCACCCAGCAGGCGCAGGCCGCCGCCCAGCGCCTCGCCGACGCCGTCCTGGCACGCCACGAGAGGGACCTCGGATGACCGCCCTGCAGGCCAGGTCGATCCTCGACGCCGTCGCCGGCCACGCGCTCGCGTCCGGCTGGTTCGAGCGCGTCAACCGCCACGAGCCGAAGAGCAAGAACCCCGCGACGGACGGGGTCACGTGCGCGATCTGGGTGCAGCAGCTCACCCCGCTGGGACCGGCGTCCGGGCTCGCTATGACCTCGACCCGGCTGGAGATCACCGTGCGCGTCTACACAGGGCTGCTCGCCGAACCACAGGACGAGATCGACCCCCGTGTCCTCGACGCCGTCGACGGGCTCATGGGCGCCTACAACGCCGACTTCGAGCTCGGCGGCCTGGTCCAAGAGGTCGATGTGTTCGGCGCCTACGGGGCGCCCCTGGAGGCCAAGGCCGGCTACCTGCGGCAAGGCGGGCAGGAGTTCCGCGTCGTCGACATCCGGGTGCCGCTCGTGGTCGCTGACCTGTGGCCGCAGGCCGCGTGAACGGGAGGAGGAGGGGATGACCAAGCAGTCGGGGCTCGGCGACGGGCTCCTGTTCGGCGGGTACGACCTGTCCGGCGACACCAACAGCGTGGAGTCCGGCGGCGGGCCGGCGTTCCTCGACGTCACCGCCATCAACGTGGCCGGCCGGGAGCGGATCGGCGGCCTGCGGGACGGCCACCTCAAGTGGGTGTCGTACTTCAACCCGACCCGCGCGCACCCCGTCCTCGCGGCCCTGCCGACCACGGACGTGCAGGTCGCCTACCTGCGCGGGACAGGCCTCGGCGCACCCGCCGCCTGCCTGATCGGGAAGCAGCCCTCGTACGACGGGAAGCGCGACGACAACGGCAACTTCAAGTTCGACCTCGACGTCCAGGCCAACTCATACGGCCTGGAGTGGGGGATCCAGCTCACCGCCGGGGTCCGCGCCGACACCGCCGGCACCGCCGGCGCGGCCGTCGACCTGGGCGCTGCGGCGGCGTTCGGTGGGCAGGCGTACCTGCAGGTGCTGGGGGTCACGGGGACGTCGGTGACGGTCGCGGTGGAGGACTCCGCGGACGGCTCGACGTGGGCGGCCGTCACCGGGCTGACGTTCGCCGCCGCGACCGCGGTGGGCGCGCAGCGGCTCGCGACGGCCAACACGGCGACGATCCGCCGGTACGTCCGTGCCACCACCAGCGGCACGTTCACGGCCGCAGCCGTGAACGTGGTGCTGAACCGCAACGAGATCGCAGGGGTGACGTTCTGATGGCCGCACTGCCGCCTCTGTCCGGGCCCACGACCGCGTTCGGGACCTGGGCGATCGTGGCGCCGCCGTCGCGCTGGCGTCCCGCGACCTGCGAGGAGATCGACTGTGGGTACTGGGCGTCCGGGTGGACCACCACTGTGCCCGCCGGCGGGGAGCTGGAGCACACCATCCGGCAGGCCGGGCGCCCGTGGGCGGCCCGGACCACCAACCAGGACGGCACGGTCTCCTACACGTTCGCCGCGGGGACGGCATGCTTCCGCGCCGGTGAGCATCGCGTCCACCGCGACGACATCGAGGACGTGTACGTCCGCTTCGACGGCCACCACACGGCCTACACCGGCGGCCGGACCGTGCATTCCGGGCCCGTCCCGTGGCGGGACGAGCTCGGCGAGAACCAGGAACGGCTCCAGGAAATCATCGAGAGAGGGTGATGAATCGTGTCAAAGACATCCGGTCTCGGCTGGACGACGCTTTCCGTGGACGATGCGTCCGGCACGCCGCAGGCCATCAAGAACGACTTTACGAGCGTGGAAATCTCGACGCCCCGTGAGGTGTGGGAGATCACGGGTATCGACAAGTCGGCGAAGGAGCGGCTGCTGCTGCTCGCCGACTTCTCGGTGAAGATGTCGGGCGTCTTCAACCCGGGCGCGAACGCTTCGCACTCGGTGTTCAAGACGGTCCCGTCCACGTCCGTGACGCGCACCGTGTCCCTCGGGGTGGCGGGCCAGAGCCTCTCGGCGGAGGTCCTGTTCGGCGACTACCCCCTGAAGCGCGACGATGCCGGAAAGTTGACCTTCGACGTGACGGGGATGCTCGCCGACGGCACCGTCCCGGTCTGGAGCTGATCATGGCGTACGTCCGGAGGGCGAAGGTCTACGTCCTCGAGTGGGAGAAGGGCCACCAGCTCGGCGGCCTGGAGGTTCGCGTCAAGTCCCTGCCGATGGGGAAGCTCGTCGCGATGCTGTCCGCGATCCCGACGTTGCAGACCCTTGGTGTCGACGCACCCCCGGAGATGCTCGCCCAGGTTTCGGAGGCCCTCGACGCGATCGGTGAGGGGATCTTGTCGTGGAACATGACCGAGGAGGACGGGTCGCCCACGCCGTGCACGATCGAGGCGTTCATGAACCTGGAGCCGTTCGAGCGTGAGGGGATCATCTCGGCGTGGGCGCAGGCGGGGGCTGCGGCGCCCGCCCCTTTACCCGTGCCATCGCCGAGTGGCGAGGAGGTGGCATCACTTCCGATGGTAGAATCCCTGGGAAACCCTGGGAGTTGACCGAGGCGGAACTGATCCTCAACCTGTGTGAACGGTTCCATTGCTTGCCGTCGCAACTGCTGGCTGAAGACATGGAACTGTTGCGGCTCCTGGAGATCC